CAAGGCATTTACGGGAGAAAAAATCGGCTCAAACATGAAGAAATGAAATGACTGAGTCAGCCGAGAAGAATTTCCCCACTTATTCGCACCTTCCTAAGGGGTGCTTCTTTTCTGGACAGAACTTCATGTAACCCCTTGATTTATTTGGTGGGCTGGCAGTGACTGAATTGGTGCTGTAATTGGTTGAAATATTTCATCTAATGTCTGGTTCAACTTTCCTTAGCTGCCTGAAAGTTTTTTGATCTTACCCAGCAATAACAGCGTTACGGTGCACCACGCCTGACTGAAGAACTGCGTGCTCAGGGTTACCACTTCAACGTAAAACCGTGGCAGGAGGTCCGGACTGAAAAAACTGGTCAGGACATCATCGGCAGGGAACGCACTGCTAGTCTGTAAACTGAACCGACTGGGGCGCAGTATGTGGCATCTTGTCGTGCTGTTGGAGGAGCTGTGCGAACGTGGTATTAACTTTCGTGCTCTGGCCCAATCTATATTTGCCCAACAATGGGGGGACGAATGCTGTAAAAGTAAAACAATCTGCGATCTCAAAGTTATTGTGTGATTTTTATGTGAGCAGAAGATATTCATCAGAAACGATTATGTAAATCATTTTATTTTGCCAACGGCCTCATTGTCGAAAGAAAAGAATACGCCCGTATTTCCTGAATGGATTGACTTTTTTATCCAACCACACTTCAGCGCACTGCGTTTAAAAAATGCCTCATTCTTATGCGGAATATCATCATTTCATCATGATGTCTTTGATGAGCGGTGAACACAATACACTTGCGCTGTCTCTTCAGGATGAATCCCCTGGTCTGGTGCCTGTGGGCTGATGTTGCAGCAAAGCTAAGGTCGCTTAAACGCTACTCAGTATTCACTTTTCAGAGGATGAAATTTATGAACAGGACCAGTCCCTATTATTGTCGCCGCTCAGTACTTTCCTTATTGATATCTGCCTTGATATATGCCCCGCCCGGGATGGCTGCCTTCACTACTAATGTTATTGGTGTGGTAAACGATGAGACTGTAGATGGCAACCAAAAAGTGGATGAACGAGGTACAACAAATAACACTCATATTATCAACCATGGCCAGCAGAATGTTCATGGCGGGGTATCTAATGGAAGTCTTATTGAATCTGGTGGATATCAAGATATAGGAAGTCATAACAATTTTGTGGGGCAGGCTAATAATACAACCATTAACGGTGGCAGACAGTCAATTCATGACGGGGGTATTTCCACAGGTACGACAATCGAGAGTGGCAATCAGGACGTTTATAAAGGGGGTATCAGCAATGGAACGACAATTAAGGGCGGTGCTTCACGCGTAGAGGGAGGGAGTGCGAATGGAATACTCATTGATGGTGGTAGCCAGATAGTAAAAGTTCAAGGGCATGCTGATGGTACAACGATAAATAAGTCTGGCTCTCAGGACGTAGTACAAGGAAGTCTGGCAACGAACACAACCATAAATGGTGGTCGACAGTATGTTGAACAGAGCACAGTAGAAACAACAACCATTAAAAATGGCGGTGAGCAAAGAGTATATGAGAGCCGTGCGCTGGACACGACGATTGAAGGCGGAACTCAGTCTCTGAATAGTAAGTCAACGGCAAAAAATACGCATATCTATTCTGGTGGCACGCAAATTGTTGATAACACCAGCACCTCGGATGTTATTGAAGTTTATTCTGGTGGCGTGCTTGATGTTAGTGGTGGTACGGCAACAAATGTTACCCAGCACGATGGTGCAATTTTAAAAACTAACACTAACGGTACGACGGTGAGCGGTACGAATAGTGAAGGTGCATTCTCCATCCACAATCACGTGGCAGACAATGTGTTGCTGGAAAACGGTGGTCATTTAGACATAAACGCATATGGTTCGGCAAACAAGACGATTATTAAAGATAAAGGAACAATGTCAGTTTTAACCAATGCTAAAGCTGATGCGACCCGAATAGATAATGGCGGGGTTATGGATGTTGCAGGAAACGCGACAAATACCATAATTAATGGTGGCACACAGAATATTAATAATTATGGCATAGCCACAGGCACCAATATCAACAGCGGAACGCAAAATATCAAAAGCGGCGGGAAAGCTGACACAACAATTATATCCTCCGGGAGCCGGCAGGTTGTTGAGAAAGATGGTACGGCAATTGGCAGCAATATTAGCGCCGGAGGCTCGCTGATTGTCTATACCGGCGGTATTGCACATGGGGTTAACCAGGAGACGGGCAGTGCTTTAGTTGCCAACACGGGTGCAGGGACTGATATCGAAGGATACAACAAGCTCTCTCACTTCACTATTACCGGAGGGGAGGCTAATTATGTTGTGCTGGAAAATACCGGCGAACTGACGGTAGTGGCTAAAACCTCGGCGAAAAATACTACCATTGATACTGGCGGTAAGCTGATTGTCCAGAAGGAGGCTAAAACAGATAGCACCAGACTTAATAATGGCGGCGTTCTGGAGGTTCAGGACGGTGGTGAGGCTAAGCATGTTGAGCAACAATCCGGCGGCGCATTAATTGCTTCCACGACCTCCGGAACACTTATCGAAGGAACCAACAGTTATGGTGATGCTTTCTACATCAGGAATTCAGAAGCTAAAAATGTAGTGCTGGAAAACGCTGGCTCATTAACAGTCGTCACTGGTTCCCGCGCAGTTGACACGATTATTAATGCCAACGGCAAAATGGATGTTTATGGAAAAGATGTTGGCACTGTACTCAATAGTGCTGGCACCCAAACAATATATGCCAGTGCCACTTCTGATAAAGCAAATATCAAAGGTGGCAAGCAAACGGTATATGGTTTAGCCACTGAAGCAAATATCGAAAGTGGTGAACAAATTGTTGATGGTGGGTCAACAGAGAAAACACACATCAATGGTGGCACGCAAACCGTTCAGAATTATGGTAAGGCAATCAATACCGATATCGTCTCTGGCCTACAACAAATTATGGCAAACGGGACAGCGGAAGGTTCCATTATTAATGGGGGTTCACAGGTAGTTAATGAGGGCGGTCTGGCTGAAAACTCGGTGCTTAATGACGGCGGCACACTCGATGTGCGGGAGAAAGGCAGCGCAACGGGGATACAGCAGAGTAGCCAGGGCGCTTTGGTTGCAACCACCAGGGCGACGCGGGTCACAGGAACACGCGCGGATGGCGTCGCGTTCAGCATCGAGCAGGGTGCGGCGAACAATATCCTGCTGGCAAATGGCGGCGTGTTAACCGTGGAGTCAGACACCTCTTCTGACAAAACACAGGTCAATATGGGCGGACGGGAGATCGTCAAAACAAAAGCCACTGCGACAGGCACGACGCTCACCGGCGGTGAACAAATTGTCGAGGGTGTGGCGAATGAGACAACAATTAACGACGGCGGAATACAAACAGTTTCAGCTAACGGAGAGGCAATAAAAACAAAGATCAATGAAGGCGGTACGCTGACAGTCAACGATAATGGCAAAGCGACAGATATCGTCCAGAACAGCGGTGCCGCTCTCCAGACGAGCACGGCTAACGGTATTGAAATCAGCGGTACTCACCAGTACGGTACTTTTTCCATTTCCGGCAATTTAGCGACCAATATGTTGCTGGAAAATGGCGGTAATTTATTGGTATTAGCAGGTACCGAAGCTCGCGACTCCACGGTTGGCAAGGGTGGGGCAATGCAAAACCTGGGTCAGGACTCCGCCACAAAGGTTAACTCTGGCGGGCAATATACCCTTGGGCGGTCAAAAGATGAGTTTCAGGCTCTGGCCCGGGCAGAAGATCTCCAGGTCGCTGGCGGTACGGCAATCGTCTACGCAGGTACGCTGGCGGATGCATCGGTCAGTGGCGCGACAGGAAGCCTGTCGTTAATGACGCCACGGGATAATGTTACGCCAGTTAAACTCGAAGGGGCGGTCCGGATTACCGATAGCGCGACATTGACTCTGGGAAATGGCGTCGATACCACGCTTGCCGACCTGACGGCTGCCAGCCGGGGCAGTGTCTGGCTTAACAGCAATAATTCCTGTGCAGGTACCAGCAACTGCGAATATAGAGTAAACAGTTTGCTACTCAACGACGGTGATGTTTATTTGTCAGCACAAACAGCAGCGCCTGCCACAACTAACGGTATCTACAATACGCTGACAACCAATGAACTTTCCGGTAGCGGTAATTTCTACCTGCATACCAACGTTGCAGGCTCCCGGGGCGATCAACTGGTCGTCAACAACAACGCCACTGGTAATTTTAAAATCTTTGTTCAGGATACCGGCGTCAGCCCACAGTCTGACGACGCGATGACGCTGGTGAAAACAGGGGGAGGGGATGCTTCGTTTACGCTGGGCAATACCGGCGGTTTCGTTGATCTTGGGACCTATGAGTATGTCCTGAAAAGTGACGGCAACAGCAACTGGAACCTGACCAATGATGTCAAACCCAACCCGGACCCCATCCCAAATCCAAAGCCAGACCCAAAACCCGATCCAAAGCCAGACCCAAATCCAAAACCAGACCCTACTCCCGATCCAACGCCGACACCCGTTCCGGAGAAACGCATTACGCCTTCTACGGCAGCCGTACTCAATATGGCAGCAACATTACCGTTGGTATTTGATGCTGAGCTAAACAGTATTCGCGAGCGGTTGAACATAATGAAAGCGAGTCCACACAACAATAATGTCTGGGGGGCGACGTATAACACCCGTAATAATGTCACCACCGATGCGGGTGCCGGGTTTGAGCAGACGCTGACCGGAATGACAGTGGGGATCGACAGCCGTAATGATATTCCTGAAGGAATTACCACGCTAGGCGCTTTTATGGGCTATTCCCATTCACATATCGGTTTTGATCGCGGAGGACATGGCAGTGTGGGCAGTTATTCTCTGGGCGGCTATGCCAGTTGGGAACATGAAAGTGGTTTCTATCTGGACGGTGTCGTGAAGCTGAACCGTTTTAAAAGTAACGTAGCAGGTAAAATGAGCAGCGGTGGAGCCGCCAATGGCAGTTACCACAGCAACGGGCTGGGCGGTCACATTGAAACCGGGATGCGATTTACCGATGGTAACTGGAACCTGACGCCGTATGCATCGTTAACGGGGTTCACCGCTGATAACCCCGAATATCATTTATCCAATGGCATGAAATCGAAATCAGTCGATACCCGCAGTATATATCGTGAACTGGGCGCAACGCTGAGTTACAACATGCGTCTGGGGAACGGTATGGAAGTTGAGCCGTGGCTGAAGGCGGCTGTGCGCAAAGAATTTGTCGATGATAACCGGGTGAAAGTGAATAGTGACGGTAATTTCGTCAATTATTTGTCGGGCAGACGTGGAATATACCAGGCAGGTATTAAAGCCTCATTCAGCAGTACGTTAAGCGGGCATCTTGGGGTGGGGTATAGCCATAGTGCCGGTGTGGAATCCCCGTGGAACGCGGTAGCTGGTGTGAACTGGTCGTTCTGACCATCAACGAAAAAGCCCACATCTGTGGGCTTTCATGTTACCAGGAGCCGCGGCTCCTTTGCGTATCCTTTTATGTCTCCTCACCGTCTGGTCGGTGTTTTGCTGAGACTTCTAACTTCCTGTTTTTGTTGGTGTTGTCCTTACACCGTCCAATCATGATTGGTGGGCTGGCGGGAGTTGAACCCGCGTATGATTGAATTTATGTGTATGAAAAATAAAGTTTAATTTCTTCCTGCAATCTTTGCGTATCAAAAACGTGCACTTCGTCATTATTTTATAGTAATTTATTTTGCTCATTTTTGACTAGACAGATTTGGCTGAGGTGTCGCCATGGAACTGTTGATTTCCCCAAAAAGATTGTGCCTTTATAATGATTCTGATCGCCGTGTTACAGCTAAGTTTTTGAACTCAGTTGATAACACCCTTGCGAGAGCATCTGGACAAGTGGTTATAGACTTTTCGACAGTAGAATATGCAGGTGCTGCAGCTAGCGTAAGGTTGTTTGCTATCATCAGTAGGGCTTATTTTATGGCATTCGGCACAAGTAGTCTTCGATTTATTTGGCCGAAAAAAGAAAATAATCCGTATGGGCATCGATATATTGTTGGGACGGGGTTATCGATTGCTCTAATGGCAAATACAGTTGATAAATTAGATGTTCTTACTAAGGAACGCAGGTACTTTCAGTCTGCTGTGGAACCGTATGAACATTGGGCTAAAACGATGGAATTTATTGATTCAAAAGCAATTCTCACATTTGAGCAATATCTTTTGGTCTCCTCAGCCCTTAGTGAGGCAATGCTGAATGTTTCATATCATGCATATGAACATCCAGACTTTGCTGGTGCTACAGAGCATATGCAAGGGAAACGATGGTGGCAGAGTTGTTGGTACAACCCTGACACAGACAAGGTTGTCTTTATTATTTATGATCTTGGGCTTGGCATACATAAATCATTTACTTCAGCCTCTCCGTTGTTTACTGGGTATGACGACGTGACATCTGTGTCAACAGCCCTGACAGGAGGACAGTCCAGATATGTTAACGCTGGACGTGGTAATGGTTCTGAGGATATAAAGAGACCTATAGGGTCTGGCTGTGCGAATTCAGAATCACTTTTGGTGTTCACAGGGAATGTTAAGTACAGCTATAATTCAAGAAATGAGGTTCCCAAATGCGAGTGGATACCTGAGTACATGCCGGGAACATTGATTGAATGGTCATTAGTTCCGAGGAGAGGAGAAGATGGTTAACATCGTCATAGCAAGGGATTTCTCAAAGATGCCATTTGGAAGGTTCAAGTCTGACAGCCCGAACAGTGCTGAGCGTTTTCGTAAGGACTTTCTGGTTCCTGCATTAAAATCTGGTGAGCGTGAGGTTGTCGTAGATTTTACGGGTATAAATCATGGGATTGGTTCTTCGTTTCTAGAGGAGGCCTTTGGAGGGCTTGTTAGGAAGGAAGGTGTACCTAAGGCTGACATTAAGGCAAAACTAATTATAAAAAGTGATTTGCCGTTCTATAAAGATCAAATTTTTAGATATATTGAAATGGCTAATCCAGAAAGGAAGCCTTTCCAAAGGAGTTGATTTGAACACCGTTGATATTAAGGACACCCTTGCAGGGGTGTCCACTTACGCATGGATGTTTAGTGTTGTGAGTATTATCTTAGTGTTTATTGGATGGTTTGTTACTTACAATAATTCACTGAAGATTGCTACTCGCTCTGAATCTAAATCGATTATAGATGCGATTGCTAAAATTTTAAACGAAATATCGGATTTGTCTCTGGATTACTGGGTTAATAAGTCAACACCACCAGATTCTAATCCATTTAAGAAAAAAAGTTTTAAGAACTCTAATGGATTGCATACTCAGTCGGCGAAAATATATTTAACGGCAATTCATGGAAAAGCCATACAAATAAATAAATACATTAATCTTCTCGATGAGAGGGGGATAAAAATAACAATTTCGTATTTTTCTAATATTATAGATGAAGCTACTATGGAATGTGAGAAATCATATTGTTTTAATAAGTCATATAGGGTTTTTCGCGCTCAGAATGTATCTAGTGCTTGTATCGATTTCATAATGCATTTATATGATTCTTTTCAAAAAAATCATCCTCCACGTAAGCCTGTATATGTATTGAAAACATTAAAACAATTGGATTGTTACTTGGATAAATGGCATAATGAATTATGTGGGCGGCAATAAATGCCGCCATAATCATTGTATAATGTATTTGATGGAGCTTTTTCCGTCGTATTCTTTGAGATATCGACCATAGTGCCTGAAAAGCATCTCCGGCCCTTTATGCCCCATTTGAGCTGCAAGCCAAAACAGGTTTGCTCCTCGGCTGATATGGCTGGTGGCGAATGTATGCCTGGTTTGATATGGGTTTCTGTAACGAATACCTGCTTTTCGCAATGTTGGCACCCATGCTTTTTTCCTAATTGCATCAGCACTTGCCCAAGGCTTATTGGTCTTTGGATCTTCAAAGACAGTAGTATCCTTCATGAATGTAAATGGCTTCTGATTTATCAGCGCCAACATTGCCTCTTCTGTCAGTTCAACTTTCCGAGTACCTGCTTTTGTCTTTGTCCCTTTGATAACACCGACAACACTTGCGCTCTGGACATAGGCAGTTTTTCCAACAAAGTCGATATCACGCCATCGAAGGGCACATAATTCAGAACTACGCAGGCCTGTATGTATAGCGAACCGGAACAGATTTTCCCATTGTTTGTTTCCGGCTGCTGCTAGTAATGCATCAACTTCTGCTGGTGATAGCGGATCAACTACGTAGCTGCTTTCTGCTTCTGACTTATCACTTTGGTAGCGCGAAGCTGTTACTAACGATACGGGGTTAATTTGAAGTACCCCATCGGTCACGGCTTCATCAAGTGCTGACCGCAGGAAAGATAACTGGTTGCGAATTGTTTTTAAGGTCGTTTTCTGATTTTGAATCCACGCTTTCAGGGTTGCTGGTGTTAATTCACTTGCAGGGCAAATGTGAAGTGAGGCTAACGCACTACGGCATTTTTTATAGCCACCAATCGTAGAGGGTGAAAGTTTTCTTGTTTCGCAGATTTCAAGATATTCGTCCAGGTACATCTTTACCGTTTTGCCTGCAGCAGCATTACCAAAAATTTTCAAACGAGCAGAACGGGGAAAATATTCTGCATAAATGAATGTTCCCCTTTCGATCTTATTATGGATTTCGCCGAGTGTACGCTCGGCGTATTTAATGTTCTTTGGTGTTACTTCCAGATTGGAAAGCGGCTCACGACATCTAACTCCTTTGTAGGTGAAAGTTATATTGATCGTTTCTCCCTGGCGGTGTTTCCTGATTGTTACGCCGCGCGGTAGTTTGAGCAGTTTTGTCTGGCCCATTTTGCAACCTCACTAAGATCAATCCACCTCTCCTTAACGCCTTCAACCTTTAAAACCTGAACACCTTCACGCCAAACACCGCGCTGTACACGTTTGTTTATTGCTTCAGGAGTTTCGCCAGTTTCTTTGCAATAAGTTGAGATAGGAACACAATCGAGGTTCAGCATACGTTTCTCCATTATCCCGTCTGCACACGGGAGCAACATTATTAACGAATAGTGTCGTTACTTTGAAGTACAGCAAATGCCATTAATACTTCTAAAGTATATCTTCTATAAAATTTAACAAAACCAACATAGAAAACATAGACGAAGAAAAAGCTAAGCATTATTGAAAGTAAACTATAAAGATAATCACTATGAGTACATAATCGATAAATAAAGGTTGGAACTGATACCCAAAATGAAATTATAAAGATTAAACATATGTTTCTGCAAAAACCATATAATGCAACATAGTTTTGAATTTTTGTTTGATGTTGTTTTGAAAACTCATAAACATAATGATATGCCAATCTGAAGAGATCATCATCAAGTCCGTTTTTATCTTGTAATAATTGGCGATTTGTTATGAACTTTTTCTCATAACCTTCTTTGATCATTAACCATGTTGTATTAGCTAAATGAAATGGTAGAGATTGAGAATAACATAGTTTTTGTGTTGTAAAATCCCATAGTATTATTGGGCATAATACGCATTTGATTATGCGATTCTTTATTTTTGTTTTTTTATCAGCGCTTCTCTCATCGCATGATGGGCTACAAATGCTTTCTGAGGTATCTATCAATTTTTTAAATAGATATTTGGAAGGATATCCTAATTCTTTATTCATGTGTTTTTCGATAAAAAATGCTGACGTGATAGAAATAAAATGTCCAGCTATATAAGATATAATAACTATTGAAGCGTAGTTCAAAATGCCAAAGATTTGACTTTGACCTCTGAGCAATTCACTTAAGTCAATAACAATATCTAGATCGAATGTCAAACCACAGAAATACATTAATAGGATAAAAAAACCACCTGGTATTAAATATCCAAGAAAGTCATAGAATGAGAATGGATTTTGATTCATTGTTGCTCTCCAATAATTGTTCAATTTGTAATATAACCTATATCTATATGTTAATAAATTACTTATATGTTCTTTTATGGCAGAGTTTGAATTCGTACGTGCTGATTTTTACGACTCAGTTAACTCTTTAAAGCGTTCCATAAACATCCCATAGGTATGGCCTGGCGACAGTGGAATAACTTTGAACATCTCTGTTGCCGGGATACCTTCCAGTACGGGCCAGAAAGAGCCATCATCAAGCCCGAGATCGCGGCGTTCGGTTGCCAGCATGATGAGATCGGCATATTTCACGGGCGTACTCATAACCGGGGGTAACCCGTATTTCTCACGGATTACGGCGTCTATTTTTTCTTCCATCCGTTTATAGTCAGGAAGAAGGCGTTTCAGTGGAGCCGGGATATCCTGGCAATACGCTTCTGTTGCATCATGCATTAACGCTTCAAAAGCAAATTCCTGCGGTACCAGCTGGCTGCAAAGCACCGCATGTTGGGCGACGCTGTAGAAGTGTGAAAGATGGCCGGCAAAGCGACAGATATTTGAAAGGGAAACCGCGATATCGTTAATATCGATGTTGTCTTTATTTATCCTGTCATAATAAAAATGTTTCCCGGAAAAAGTTTTAATAAATGACATTTTATTCTCCACGTTATATGCGCTGCATCGCGCTGAATTTTGGTTAAAGAAAACCCTCGCCTTCAGGCGATTATTGAGTCAATTACGTTTCCATAAATGCCCCCGCAGGGGCATTTGCAGTAATGAAATCAGGCGGTGAAAGTCCCAATAAAGGTTTCTACTTTGCTGTCCTTGAATTTCTCAACAAGCAGATCACGAAATTCGTTAGCCATATCTTCCTGCACCGCTTCCAGCTGAATAATGCGCAGAACCAGTACAGGACGATCGCCAGTGATAATGCTGAGGCGTAATTTAAACGGACGTTCTTTCAGACCTTCAAACGGAACGCATTTAAACTCAAATGCCACTGGCATAATGTCTTTGGTCTTCGCTTCGACAGACTCCATCAGGGAGCGTTTGCCGCTGAAGTCATTATCTTCAAAATCAGCTGTCTGGTTTGCTTCAATCGTGATTTTACGGACCGCCGCAGCCGCTTTTGTTGCCTGAATGGTGTCACCATTAGCATCAAAGCCCACAAGATAGTCGGCCCAGTCTTCAATCCATTCTGCCAGTGACTTCTGGGAGTTACGCTCGCCGTTAACAGACAACAGAGCAGAGAACGGTGCTGTCTTTTTCAGTTTGAGTGTGGCGGTGTTATCTGCGTGACCTGGTTCATCAATAGTACCCAGGTTAAGCACACTGACGGCACGCATATTATCAGCATCGATAAAGCAGCGGGTGCCTTCATCTGCAAGATCTTTAGAATAACGGGTAAAGTCATCGATGCTGGCAGTGGAAAGCGCACCACGGAAACGGAAGCGATTTAAATTAAATTTTTCCAGATCATGAATGCGGAAATTCTCAGGCAATGCCACAGCATCGGCACCAATCTTACTGATAATTTCATTAACACCCTGAGCAGAAATAAGGGCATGGATTTGATTAATTGCGGTTGCGTCTAAGTTCTGAGACATAATAAGTCCTCACTATATAAAGATATTCAGTGATGAGATAAATAATCAGTTAATTAAGAACGATATTAATGACCTGCTGCGCGGAGTTTTCCGTCAGGTTCACCGGCAAGAGTCAGTAATTGTCCCTGGTCTTCCTGCAGAATAGTCAGGCGACCACCGCGATTGACATACATCGGCGTTTCGGTGGTGTCTTCTTCGGAAATTTTCCCGCGGTTAGTCGGGCGAACATATGAGAGTTTGTGTTTGATTTTCACACGGTTCTCATCAAACGGTTCGATTTCCAGGTTGAGCGAGACCTTACCTTTGGTTTTCGTGTTCATCACACCGGAAGCGACTTCACTGAGAACTGCGCCGATTTTGGTTTCAAATACGCCGCCGTCCAGCTCCCCGATAAATGCCTGCACATCAGTACTGCGTTCGCTAGCCATTTTGCTGCTCCCCATCATATCGACCCTGCAAGGTCGGTTGGTTTCTCCACAAAACAGAGAAGAACACCTGCGGTGACTGCCGCCCGGATGGATTGGGTTATGAGCCCGTCGTCCGGTGATGCTCTTCTCTGTTTTGTAAAAAGAGCGGTACCAGCCGGAAGCAAGGGTACAAACTGGTACCGCCAAAGCAGTGGCTGTTGTGGTGGGGTTGTCACTCAGGCGTATGGTCAACCTGACAATCCGGTGTCCTCAACGGGGAAAGAGTAACCCCGCCATACTTACCGCCGCGCCATTTCGCGGATTACCACAACGCTGAGAGCACTTAGCCAGTTACGGCACCACACTTTGTCGCGGCTCCATAAATGCCCTCATCGTTGCACCCTGGTCTCTTCCCAGGCGTCAAACCGAATCGCCACGCTGGTTAGGCGTCTTATCAGCATCATCATTGACTTGCACATTCCGGCTACCTGGTTTGTTTGCCCGAGCAAGGAGTGGATTGTCCCCTTTAACGTCCCCAGACCGCTAACGACGCATGTGCCATACGCCGTGTTACAACCAAATTTTGTTAGTACCTTGTTTGTTTGTCTGGAAAGAAAGATAAAATGAAGTTGCGCATTATGCAAGTGTTTTTGTTGCGAGATATGCAATTTAAAGGGTAATGAAAAGCCACCTTTGGGTGGCTAATTGATGAGGAGGTAAGGGTTAATTGTGTCGCTTAAGGGTTTGTGACTGGCTGATTAAGACCTTTCCAAAGACCATAAACCGGTGTTCATTTTCGCTGGTAATTCCCCATTCACGGTAAATCTGGTTATCAGAAATCACCAGTAGTTTGTCAGGTATCATTTGCAGTCGTTTGACATAAATTTTATCATCAAAACCAAATACATAGATACCATCTCCATCAAACTGATTGATACTGACATCAACGAAGATGAGATCTCCTGGCTCAATGGTTGGACACATACTGTCCCCACGAACGTTGATAACTTTAATGTGATTGGCTGGCCGTCCGCCAAACATCGATACAGCATTATCAGTTCTGTATTCAATGGCATGAATCACATCAATGACATCACCGCCCTGGATAAGGCCATTTCCCGCACTGGCACTGACATCCAGCATTTCAATACGGAATACATCCTTCACCTGCGCAACATCCTCACTAATACTGTTTTTACATACAGTATTACTTTTGACGTCTGAGGTAAAGAGATCAGCAATATCAACACCTAAGCTCCTGGCAATATTACTCAGGGCTTGTTCAGTGAATTGTTTCTGCTTACCTGTTTCCAGGCGTGAGATATTCGCCGCATCCACTCCTATTGCTTCAGCGAGATCGGCGATTTTCATGTTCTTCGCCTGGCGAAGTTGTCTGACTCGGTTTCCTATGTTCATGCGTTTATTACATTTCTTTATTGCGCGTTAAGCAAATCAACTTGCGCAAAATATTTGCGTGAAATAATATGCTCATCACGCAATATGTGGAGGTCATATGCAATCACCATTACGGAATGTGCGTAAGGCGCACGGATTTACTTTGCAGCATGTTGCTGCTGGCGTTCAGGTCAATCCAGCGACGCTGAGTCGTATTGAAAGACTGGAACAAATTCCATCTATCGATCTTGCAGAACGTCTGGCCAATTTTTTTAAGGGTGAAATCAGCGAAATGCAGATTCTTTATCCGGCACGTTTTCAATCTAGCCAAAACCAGAATGGGTTTAAACCACAGGAACAGGAGGTAAGCCGTGGGTAATCATCACTGGAAAGTGGAAAAACAGCCTGAGTGGTACGTGAAAGCTGTCAGAAAAACTATCGCGGCGTTGCCGGGGGGTTACGCTGAAGCTGCTGAGTGGCTGGATGTAACAGAGAACGCATTATTTAACCGCCTTCGTGCCGATGGCGATCAGATTTTCCCGCTGGGATGGGCAATGATTTTACAACGTGCTGGTGGCACTCACTTCATTGCCGACGCTGTGGCGCAGTCTGCAAATGGCGTCTTTGTGTCTCTTCCTGACGTCGAGGATGTGGACAATGCCGATATTAACCAGCGTTTACTGGAAGTCATTGAACAGATCGGCAGTTATTCAAAACAGATTCGTTCGGCAATCGAAGACGGTGTAGTGGAACCGCATGAGAAGACAGCAATTAACGACGAGCTGTACCTCTCAATTTCGAAGCTGCAGGAGCATGCAGCACTTGTCTACAAAATTTTTTGCGTTTCAGAAAGTAATGACGCCCGCGAGTGTGCAGCTCCGGGCGTCGTGGCGTCGATTGCTTCTGGTTGTGGAGAAACTAACGCATGAACAGTTTAACAACACACTACCGTCGCTCGCAACTGATTGCGCTTCCTGTACCGGGTGGAAAAGCGAAGGTGGAGTATTGCTATGCAGTAAATGTACCAGGTGACAGGGAAATTGTAACCCACAGCTTTGCTGAGTGGGCTGTGGGGGATTTCAACCGGCAGAAGGAGACAGTCCTTTGCGACAAGTTAACCGCTGGTTCAAAGATCACTACGGAGTGCCCGTCAGAGTCATTCGTTGGGAGCCGGAAACACAACGGGTTATCTACCTCCGTGAAGGCTATGAGCATGAGTGCTTCAGCCCGCTCGAACAGTTTCGTCGTAAATTCAGGGAAATAGAGGTCGGTCATGAGCACTAAATTAACCGGCTATGTATGGGATGGTTGCGCTGCGTCAGGCATGAAATTATCCAGCGTGGCAATTATGGCCCGCCTGGCTGATTTCAGTAATGACGAAGGTGTGTGCTGGCCATCAATTGAAACTATTGCCCGTCAGATTGGCGCGGGGATGAGTACCGTCAGAACGGCTATCGCACGGCTGGAAGCAGAAGGCTGGTTAACGCGTAAGGCGCGTCGCCAGGGTAACCGCAATGCGTCGAATGTTTATCAGCTTAACGTTGCGAAGCTTCAGGCAGTGGCATTTTCTCAACTGTCAGATTCTGACCCGTCAAAATCTGACGCATCAAAATCTGACACGTCAAAATTTGATGCGTCGAAATCTGGCAAAAAAGCGGGTTTTCACCCGTCAGAATCTGGCGGGGATCCGTCAGTAAAATCAAAACATGATCCGTCAGATAAAAAACCTTCTCGTCCGGACGCTTCGCAACCGGACACGCAGACGGCTGAACAGGATTTTTTAACTCGCCATCCTGATGCGGTTGTATTCAGCCCTAAAAAGCGCCAGTGGGGAACGCAGGATGATTTGACCTGCGCACAGTGGCTCTGGAAAAAAATCATTGCCCTGTACGAGCAGGCCGCCGAATGTGACGGCGAGGTGGTTCGTCCCAAAGAACCGAACTGGACAGCCTGGGCAAACGAAATTCGCCTGATGTGTGTGCAGGATGGTCGTACTCACAAACAAATCTGCGAGATGTACAGCCGCGTCAGCCGCGATCCGTTCTGGTGCCGTAACGTGCTCAGCCCGTCGAAGCTGCGGGAAAAATGGGATGAGCTTTCCCTGCGCTTATCGCCGTCCATCAGCACATACACAGAAAAACGCGAAGACCCGTATTTCAAATCCAGTTACGACAACGTGGACTACAGCCAGATCCCGGCAGGATTCAGGGGGTGAGCATGAGTCTTTTGAATGACGTTCAGAAATTCATTGAAGCCCATCCGGGGTGTACTTCCGGAGACATTGCGGATGCTTTTGCAGGTTACTCACGGCAGCGCGTTCTGCAGTCTGCAAGCAAGTTACGTCAGAGTGGGCGTGTGGCTCACCGTTGTGAAGGAGATACACGCAGACATTTCCCGCGCCTGACTGAGAGAGCGCAGGAGCCGGAACCACAACCAGTTCGTGAAACCAGACCTGTGCGCAATTTCTATGTCGGCACTAACGACCCGCGGGTGATTTTGTGCCTGACCCGCCAGGCGGAAGAACTGGAGTCCAGGGGCTTATACCGTCGTGCTGCAACGGTGTGGATGGCGGCATTCCGTGAAAGCCACTCCCAGCCAGAACGAAACAATTTTCTGGCGCGTCGTGAACGGTGTTTACGGAAAAGCAGTAAGCGGGCTGCATCAGGTGAAGAGTGGTATCTCTCAGGGAATTACGTGGGGGCTTAATGAGTAATAAATATTGCCAGGCGCTGGCGGAACTGCGGAACAAACCAGCCCATGAACTGAAGGAAGTGGGCGATCAGTGGCGCACGCCGGACAACATTTTCTGGGGAATTAACACTCTGTTTGGCCCGTTTGTTCTGGATCTGTTTACTGACGGTGATAACGCCAAATGTGCTGCGTATTACACGGCGGAAGACAACGCGCTGGCGCATGACTGGTCAGAACGCCTTGCGGAGCTTAAAGGTGCTGCCTTTGGTAATCCCCCATACAGCCGCGCCAGTCAGCATGAGGGGCAATACATCACCGGCATGCGTTACATCATGAAGCATGCCAGTGCCATGCGTGATAAAGGCGGGCGCTATGTTTTCCTGATCAAAGCTGCCACCAGCGAAGTGTGGTGGCCGGAAGATGCAGATCATATTGCTTTTATTCGCGGGCGTATTGGTTTTGAACTGCCTGCCTGGTTTATCCCGAAGGATGAGAAGCAGGTGCCGACAGGCGCTTTCTTCGCTGGTGCTATTGCTGTTTTCGACAAGACCTGGAAGGGACCGGCAATCAGCTACATCGGGCGCTATGAACTTGAGGCATGTGGTGAGGCCTTTCTGGCGCAGGTTCGCCAGCAGGCAGAAAAACTGGTCAGGGAGATGGCGGCATGACGACGTTAACTCAATGCCAGCAGCAGGTGCTGGATATGCTGATTTCTTATCAGAAAGAACGTGGCTTCCCGCCAACCAATCAGGAGGTGGCAACCATGCTGGGATACCGTTCAGTGAATGCAGCGGTGGAGCATCTTCGCGCACTGGAGAAAAAAGGCGTCATCACGATAAAGCGTGGCGTGGCCCGGGGCATCACGCTTCATACCGCGGTGAAGGACGACGACAGCGAGGCGGTCGGGATTATCCGCTCACTGCTTGCCGGTGAGGAAAACGCAAGGCTGCGTGCAGCCCACTGGTTACATGAGAGGGGCCTGAAAGTATGAAGCTGATCCTGCCTTTTCCGCCCAGCGTGAACACGTACTGGCGACACCCCAACAAAGGGGCGTTTGCTGGTAAGAGCCTGATAAGCGCGGCTGGGCGAAAATTCCAGAGCGCGGCGTGCGCAGCAATAGTTGAGCAGTTACGTCGTCTGCCGAAACCAACGTCGGCACCTGCTTCAGTGGAGATCGTGTTGTTTCCTCCGGATAACAGGATCCGCGATCTGGACAACTATAACAAGGCGCTGTTTGACGCCCTGACCCACGCGGGGGGTGTGGGAAGACGACAGTCAGGTGAAAAGAATGCTGGTGGAGTGGGGACCGGTTATCCCGGAAGGGAAGGTCGAGATCACTATCAGTAAGTACGAGAAAACGGCGGGTGCAGCTGCCTGATTAAGAGGAGAAACGAAGTATGAATAATCTGATGGTCATTGATGGTATTGAAGTTCGTCGTGATGCTTATGGGCGTTACAGCCTGAACGATCTGCATCGCGCAGCAGTAGCATCTGGTGCAAATGCCAGAACCAAGGAGCCAGGAAAGTTTCTTTCCAGCCAACAAACTGTTGAGCTTGTTCATGAATTGACCAACACCCAGAATTTGGGTGTTGACCCGGTGAGTGTGATTCATGGGGGAAATGAACGGGGAACGTATGTCTGTAAGGAACTGGTGTATGCCTATGCAATGTGGATCAGCCCGTCATTCCATCTGAAGGTGATCCGTACTTTCGACAAGGTAACCAGCGCACCGGAAAAATTATCCGGACTGGCTGCTGACAAGATGCAGGCTGGTGTGATTCTGCTGGACTTTATGCGCCGGGAGTTAAACCTGTCTAACTCATCAGTGCTTGGTGCCTGTCAGAAACTCCAGGAGGCTGTTGGCTTACCGAATCTGGCACCGCGCTATGCCATTGATGCTCCTGCTGACGCGCCTGATGGCTCAAGCCGCCCCACGCTGTCACTGAGTGCACTGCTGAAGCAGTATGGTATCCGCCTGACAGCTAATCAGGCATATCACCAGATGGTGAAACTGGGGATCGTCGAGCAGCGCGAACGATACAGCCGTACCGCGATTAACAACATCAAAAAATTCTGGTCGCTGACAGCGAAAGGCTGCATGTTCGGCAAGAACATCACCAGTCCCGCAAATCCGCGCGAGACGCAGCCGCACTTCTTCGAATCCCGATTCCCTGAGCTGTTAAAGCTGCTCGATACCGTTCATTGAGGTGACCGTGAGAGCACTACTGACCCCTGAAATTGCCCCGCGTATGGGGATCGTATTGTTCAGACCAGGTTCAGAGCTGATGCCCCTGTTTATGCAGGGGCGTGTCCTGCTGGAGCCTGAGCCGGAACGTTATTCATCTTTCGCCAGTGGTGCTGTTCCGGCGGCATCACAACCGCTGGTGGATGATCCTGCCGTTCGGGCCGTGTTCCGCAATGAGGCAGTGATCCGTCGTGCTGGTGGCGTGGAATGTCTTGAAAGCTGGTTACTTTGTGAAAAAGGCTGCCAGTGGCCTCATTCCGACTGGCACAGCGAGAACATGACCACAATGCGACACGCTCCGGGCGCAATCCGTCTGTGCTGGCACTGCGATAACCAGCTGCGCGATCAGTTCACGGAACGGCTGGAATCAATGGCAACGGATAACTGTGCCCGCTGGGTGTTGTCTGTTGTGCGTCGGGATCTCGGTTTTGATGACAGTCACGTTGTGACAATGCCGGAACTGTGCTGGTGGCTGATTCGTAATGACCTGGCGGATGCCTTACCGGAAAGTGCAGCCCGTAAGGCACTGAGATTACCGAAGCCTGTTGTGCCGTCTGTCACCCGGGAAAGTGACCTTGTGCCTTCGGTTCCTGCCACCAGCATCATCCAGGATAAGGCGAAAAAGGTGCTGGCGCTGAAAGTGGATCCGGAGTCGCCGGAGTCTTTTATGTTACGCCCAAAACGTCGCCGCTGGGTTAATGAAAAGTACACGCGCTGGGTTAAGACACAGCCGTGTGCATGTTGTGGAAAGCCCGCTGATGATCCCCACCACCTGATAGGCCACGGTCAAGGGGGAATGGGTACAAAAGCGCATGACCTCTTTGTGTTGCCTTTGTGCAGAAAGCATCACGACGAGCTGCATGCGGATACCGTGGCATTTGAAGAGAAGTATGGCTCCCAGCTGGAGCTGATATTTCGTTTTATCGATCGTGCGCTGGCAATTGGCGTGCTGGCCTGATTTTGTGGAGGAAGTTGATGCGTGATATTCAAATGGTTCTTGAACGTTGGGGGGCATGGGCGGCTAATAATCATGAGGATGTGACCTGGTCGTCCATTGCTGCCGGTTTTAAGGGATTACTTCCTTCAAAAGTAAAATCCCGTCCGCAATGTTGTGACGATGACGCGATGATCATTTGCGGGTGCATGGCCCGTCTGAAAAAGAACAACAGCGATTTGCACGATTTATTAGTAGATTATTATGTAGGTGGTATGACGTTTATGGCGCTTGCCCGTAAACATGGGCGTTCTGATTGCTGGGTTGGGCGCTTATTGCAAAAGGCAGAAGGCATCATTGAAGGTATGTTGATAATGTTAGAAATAGAATTGGAAATGGACTCAAATATCTAGAAAGATATTTTATGAGTATCTGGATTTTTAATTTGTATTGTTAGCATGAAATTAAGGAGGGTGGACTGTTTGTGCTTTATATTAATGTTTTTGTGGGGATTTAATAACCACTGATTTATTTGAGGGTGGCGCTAATGTACAAGGTTTTTAGTAATTAGCGCCTGCTGGTTTGTTATTTTATTTTGCTTACTATATTTGTAATAAGTGGGTCAAATTTCTCATCAATAATTTCAATATATTTTTTTATTGCTAAAGTTCTAATTACTTCCTCCTCACATTCTGCTTCTTTAGCAATTGCTTGAGTGTAATTGTGATGATCACTAATCCCTTCCTTTTTTATTAACCAATCAAAATCAATATGATACTCCTTGTAGAGGAATTTTTTTACTTCCTCATGTTGAAATACTTCTACTTCTGGTGGCCTATTGCCAGGGAAAGAAAATAAATCATCTTTAATGTTTTCTCCAACATCTGCATCTCTTACGGCAATAACATTAAGGCCTGCTTTCTTGAATACCTCGACTGCTTGTCGGACTGCATCTTTATCTCCAATATCAGTGATTTGAATGGATTTAAGAATGTCTCTCCGCTTTGCTCTAATTACTTCACTAAGTAAAACTTTTGCAAACTGGTCTTCTACGCAAATATGCAGCCCTTTAAACTGCCCATCAGACAGTATTGATCTCACATGAGTTGTTGAAATTCCATCTTTGATATAGACACCAGTCTGATCTCTAATAAGTAATTTTCGTGCATCAGGAGGTAAAGCATTTAATATCACACTTGAGTGTGTTGATAATATTATTTGATGTTTTCTACGTTGACATACTTCCATTAAATATTTTGCAAATTCATACTGTGCGCTTTCATGAAGAGATGTTTCTGGTTCTTCTAGTACGAAAAGACTTTGCTCTGGAGCTGTTTCAAGCATATCAACCGTATAAAGAACTCTTCCTTCGCCAAACCCCATGTTATTTTCAGAATAAGAATACCCAAGTCTTTCAACAATACCAATTTCTGAACGACGTGCTCTATGAGAAATTCCTTGGAATGCGATATCATCATATGGATGACCTATTATTTTTGCCATCTTCAATATTACTGAATGGTCGACGCTTCTTCTCTCTGTTAAATCAAAGTCTTTACCGCCATAAACACTTATATCTCTACGTTCTACTTTTGGAATATAGACAGTAAAACCAATGTAAAAACAGTGTCTTTCTGGTTGTCTTTTATATCCAGACCAAGAAGACTTTATGCGAGTGACAGTCACATCTTGTGTTTTCGTTGAATCATTTGTTTCATATTTATAAATGACACTGGCGTCATTATCGAAAGGGGCTGGATCGGCTTTAGATACAGGGAAAAAATCTTTAATATATAATCTCTTATATTCACGGGCTGTAACTGGTTTTTTATATGCGCATATTGCTAACTGCCCAAGAGTGCTTTTCCCAGCGCCGTTTAGCCCTGATATTGCAGTTACCGGAAAATTTATATTTAATGTTAGTTTTTTTATTCCTCGAAATCCATTTATCTCTAGACTTTTAATTACGGAGCCAAAGTTTGAGTATCTATTTTTATCAAAGTACATGCATTTTAGTATATTTTTTATGTCTGACATTTTTTATCTTTCCTGATATGAATGAGAGTTATCTTTAGAAAAACAATAAATTTATAACATTTAGAGATGTATTCATCAATGATTGGGTAAATATCGTGCATTTGTTGTTTTAAAATCAACCAAGAATGATTTTTATAATTATGTCAATTGCCTTATTATCAATATGGTAATGTTTTCTCAATCTAATTATTGGGGGGAATATATTATTTACAATCGTAAATAATCAGATATGCTCTCAAGAGTGGTTACTTCGCCACACAACTTAAACCCGCCGTCGAGCGGGTTTTTTTGTACCTGTAAACCTGGTGCAGTACGGTAAACACGCTGGTGGTCGTGAATACTGACTTTTTATCTTGCTGGCTTTTTAGACAAGAGTTATTGGTATGTCATGTTAACCAGAAGGAAAAAAGACATGCTAAAACAGCAAGATATGACAGAAACGGCGAAAGTTGTTTTTAATGAATTAAGCATCGAACCGGCAACAGTCGGGGAGATTGCACAAAACACATATCTTTCACGCGAACGCTGTCAGTTAATACTGACCCAGTTGGTTATGGCGGGGCTGGCAGATTACCAGTTCGGCTGTTACAGACGCCTTCAGCAATGAAGGACTTTTAATTTGTGAAAATGGGCGGCTGGTGGGTGTTGGTAGCACCTGCCAGCCATTCGCTCATGCTTACTGGTCACAAGCGAACCACGGCCCACTGCTTTAGCGCAAAAGCATAGTGAGCCTACCAGAGTTACGCTTACTGATCCATGAAAAATACTGTAAAAATAAACAGTGTTGATTTAATCAACGCTGATTGCCTGCATTTTATTCAGTCCCTGCCTGATGATTCCATTGACCTGATTGTTACCGATCCGCCTTACTTCAAGGTGAAACCCAACGGTTGGGACAATCAGTGGAAAGGGGACGAAGATTACCTTAAGTGGCTGGACCACTGTCTGGCCCAGTTCTGGCGGGTGTTGAAACCTGCCGGAAGCCTTTACCTGTTCTGTGGGCATCGCCTGGCATCTGATATTGAGATCATGATGCGTGAACGTTTCAACGTGCTTAACCATATCATCTGGGCGAAGCCGTCCGGACGTTGGAATGGGTGTAATAAAGAAAGTCTGCGCGCATATTTTCCTGCCACAGAGCGCGTTCTGTTTGCTGAACATTACCAGGGGCCATATCGCGGCAAAAGTGACGACTATGCGGCAAAAGAAAGGGAACTCAAACAGCACATAATGGCACCGCTGATATCGTATTTCAGGGATGCTCGTGCCGAACTGGGTATAACGGCAAAACAAATTGCCGAAGCCACAGATAAGAAAAATATGGTTTCCCACTGGTTTGGTGCCAGTCAGTGGCAGTTGCCGAATGAGGCTGACTATCGGAAGTTACAGGCACTGTTTTCCCGTATAGCGGCAGAGAAGTTTCAGGAACAACAACTGGAACAACCACACCACCAGCTGGTGGCATCTTATGATTCACTGAATCGCAAATATTCTGAATTGCTGGATGAGTTTAAATCTCTCCGGCGCTATTTCTCCGTATCAGTCTCTGTGCCTTATACCGATGTCTGGACGCATAAGCCCGTTCAGTTCTACCCGGGTAAACATCCGTGCGAGAAACCGGCGGATATGCTCCGGCAAATAATCAATGCCAGTAGTCGACCTGGTGATCTGGTTGCTGATTTCTTTATGGGATCCGGTTCCACAATAAAAGCAGCAATGGCGCTGGGGCGTCGGGCGTTAGGTGTTGAACTTGAGTCAGAGCGGTTTAATCAGACGGTGAAAGAGGTAAGTGAACTGGTGGGGAAATAATTCTGGTGGCCACGTTGCGTGGCCTTTTTATTTCCAACACAGCACCCGCAAATATCGCGAGGTGAGAGATGACGAAATGCCTCATAACCCAAATACCTGGCTGGAGTTGGTACAGAGCTGGTGGCGTGGAGACACACCACTGGGCGCAGTAATTATGTCGATCGTTATGGCTGGTTTACGTATTGCCTATTTTGGTGGCGGTGGCGGCTGGAAGCGAAAAACGCTCGAGATTTTGCTCTGTGGCGCTCTGACACTGACCTTTGCATCCGCGCTTGAGTATGTCGGATGGCCTAAATCACTTTCTGTTGCTATTGGTGGTGGGGTGGGGCTGATCGGGGTCGATGCTATTCGTGGTGCGGCAATGAGAGTAATCGGTAACAAGTTTGGTAGCTCGAAGGAGTAATTTATGCAGGAACTAAATCCTCAGCGTAAAGCTTTCCTTGATATGGTGGCCTGGTCAGAAGGAACGGATAACGGGCGACAACCGACACGTAACCACGGTTATGATGTTATTGTTGGTGGTGAACTGTTCACTGATTACTCCGATCACCCTCGCAAACTTGTCACGCTAAACCCCAAACTCAAATCAACAGCCGCCGGACGTTACCAGCTTCTTTCACGCTGGTGGGATGCTTACCGTAAACAGCTTGGCCTGAAAGATTTTTCTCCAGAAAGCCAGGACGCTGTAGCTCTGCAGCAGATTAAAGAGCGTGGCGCTTTACCGATGATTGACCGCGGCAATATTCGTCAGGCAATCGACCGTTGCAGCAATATCTGGGCTTCACTGCCGGGCGCTGGTTATGGTCAGTTCGAGCATAAGGCTGACAGCCTGATTGCAAAATTCAAAGAAGCGGGCGGAACGGTCAGAGAGATTGAGGTATGAACAGATTAACCGCGATTATCTCCGCTCTGGTTATCTGCATCATCGTCTGTCTGTCATGGGCGGTTAATCATTACCGTGATAACGCCATTACCTACAAAGCCCAGCGCGACAAAAATGCCAGAGAACTGAAGCTGGCGAACTCGACAATTACTGACATGCAGGTGCGCCAACGTGATGTTGCTGCGCTCGATGCAAAATACACGAAGGAGTTAGCTGATGCGAAAGCTGAAAATGATGCTCTGCGTGATGATGTCGCCGCTGGTCGTCGTCGGTTGCACATCAAAGCAGTCTGTCAGTCAGTGCGTGAAGCCACCACCGCCTCCGGCGTGGATAATGCAGCCTCCCCCCGACTGGCAGACACCGCTGAACGGGATTATTTCACCCTCAGAGAGAGGCTGATCACTATGCAAAAACAACTGGAAGGAACCCAGAAGTATATTAATGAGCAGTGCAGATAGAGCTGCCCATATCGATGGGCAACTCATGCAATTATTGTGAGCAATACACACGCGCTTCCAGCGGAGTATAAATGCCTAAAGTAATAAAACCGAGCAATCCATTTACGAATGTTTGCTGGGTTTCTGTTTTAACAACATTTTCTGCGCCGCCACAAATTTTGGCTGCATCAACAGTTTTCTCCTGTCCAATTCCCGAAACGAAGAAGTGATGGGTGATGGTTTCCTTTGGTGTTACTGCTGTCGGTTTGTTTCCAACAGTAAACGTCTGTTGAGCACATCCTGTAATAAGCATTGCCAGAGCGGCAGAAAACAACATTTTTTTCATCTTATTATCCTGCATTGTTAAAAACGGCAGAATCCTATGTGACAACAATTAAACGATAGTTAAATGGATTGATGAAAATTAAAACTATATAGGTGTACGCTCAGACTATTGGAGGAAGTTGGGGACACTCAGAATCCTGTGGAATGAAATAAACCGGTCTATCCGTCTATTACCCTTTTAGC